AAAAACAACTTGATCAACTTAAACGGAAACATGAAGAAGATCTTATTCAGGCCAGACAACAAATAAGGGAAGAAAAAGCCAAAGCTGATTTCCAATCTATGCTAGATAAAAGTGCTTTGAAGATTCAATCGATGTTAGATAAGCAGGCCGCAAGACTACAGCGCCAAGCGGGGTAAACTGTGCCAATATACGAATACAAGTGTTATAAGGGCCATTATTTTACCCGTTATTTAGCCCTTGCAGACTACAAAGAGCCTCAAACTTGCGAGTGCGGTGAGAAGTCTATCAAGCTTCTTTCTAAACCCATGATTGCGCCGACTTTCGAAGCTTATGAATCGCCTATCACCGGTAAACCTATTACAACCAAACAACAGCGAATTGAAGACCTCAAACGTTCTGGGTGTGTGCCTTACGAATCCGGCATGGTGGAAGAGGGAAATCGTCGCTTAGCTGCTGAGGAATACAAACTCGAAAAAGCGTTAGATGAAACCGTGGATGAACAGATTGAAAAAATGAGTCCACGACAACACGAAAAGCTTGAAGAGAGCTTAAAGTCCGGTGTAGAAGTCGAATACGGACGGAATTAGCTTAGTTGCCGCTAAGCTAAAGCGGGAAAGCTGTGGCATAACCTTTCGTCGCTTAAAACGAAGCCGGAGCGAGTAACCGGCATTTTTACTGTCGTGATGACAGCAACCTTCCTTAGGGCCCTTCGGGGCCCTTTTTACTGGAGAAAAAAATGTCTGAAGAGATGGCCGCAGACAGCGGTTTTGATATGGACGCCGGGGTTTCAGAACTCGGAGATAGTTTATTTGGTAGCGAACCGGACATTCAACCGGACAACCCCGAACCAGAAATAGCCGAAACTCCTGAAGAATCAAAGCTTTTAGAAGAAGAAACACCGGACATTGAACCGGACAAAGAACAAACACGTGAAGCTCCTCAATCTTGGAAAAAGGAGATGCGGGATCATTGGTCCGCCCTCACTCCCGAGGTTCAAGACTACATAGAGCAACGCGAAAACCAAATGAAAGAAGGTCTTGAGAAAGACCGGGGAGACGCCAATCTTGGCCGCATGATGCGGGACGTGATGGCCCCTTATTCTCAGATCTTGCAACAATCCCAGGTCGACGAACCCACTATGGTTCGCAACCTCATGAACGCTCATTACCGGCTTTCGACAGCGAGCCCGGAAGAGCGGCAACAACTATTTTCACAACTTGCCCAAAACTACGGCGTCAAGCTGGATGGGCAAGAAACTGAAATAGATCCATTGGTACAGCAGCTTCAAAATGAACTGTATCAAATTAAATCTTCTCTGAACGCGCGAGACCAAGCAACCCTACAGGAACAACGGCAGCGCGTAGAAGAGGAGGTTGGGGCATTCGCCTCAGAGCATCCTTTATTTGATGAAGTATCCGAAGACCTCATTCCGTTCGTAAATGCAGGTTTATCTCTGGAGGAAGCGTACGAAAAGGCTATTTGGGCCAACCCTGTGACACGCGAAAAAGAAGTTGAACGTCTTGCAAAAGAACGCGAAGACGCCAGCCGCGAAAAAGCGAAACAGGCCGCCGAGAAAGCCAAGAAAGCTAAATCAGCAAACGTCAGAGGTCGTGATACCGTAAAAGCCCCCACAGGGCCGCTCGGATCGATGGAAGACACCTTACGTAATACCTATCACGAAATCCAACAACGTTCATAAGGAGCTAAGTTATGGCATCTCCAAATAGTACGTTTACGGAATTGGTTTCAACCACTTTCCGTAAGCATCGTAAAGAAATCATGGATAACGTTTCAAATCGCAACGCGCTTTTGAAACGCATGATGGCAAAGGGTAATTATGAGAAAGAAGACGGCGGCCTTACCATCGTCACGCCTCTTGATTACGCTGAAAACTCCACCTACCAGCGTTACAGCGACTGGGACACCCTAAATATTCAGGCTTCCGATGTAATTTCGGCCGCTGAGTATCAATGGCGTCAAATCGCGCTGAATGTGGTTTCGAGTGGTCGCGAACTGCGCATTAACTCAGGTGGTCCGAAGATCATCAAACTGGCCAAGTCAAAAATCAAAAATGCACTGAGAACCTTCAATAACAACTTCTCAAGTGACATTTACTCGGATGGTACAGCGTCTAACCAGATCAATGGCCTCCAAGCCCTGGTTGCTGATGCTGGCACCGGTACTGTGGGTGGTATTAACTCCACTACCTTCAGTTTTTGGCAAAACCAAGTTTTTGACTGTTCAGCCAACTCGGTAACTTCGAGCGCTACCACTATCGAAAACTCCATGCTCTTGCCGCTTTGGCTGGACCTGGATCGTGGTCCAGATGATCAACCTGATCTTATCGTCATGGATAACACCTACTACCAGTATTTCGAAGCCTCTCAAACTTCCTTGAAGCGTTATATGAGCGAAAGCAGCGCCGATGCCGGTTTGACCACGCTGAAATACAAAGGTGCTGATGTTTTGTTCGATGGCAACTCAGGTATCCCAGCCTCCCATGCTTACATGCTGAATACTCAGTATTTGAGCATGTGCGTTCATCGTGACGCAGACCTGGAGATTATGGAAGGTCAACGCCCAATTAACCAAGACGGTGAAGTTATTCCGATTCTTTGGATGGGCAACATGACCCTGAGCAATCGTAATCAGCAAGGCGTAATCGTCGAGTAACCCACAACTAAAGGAGTCAATAAAATGACGTATATCATCACCGATACGGTTGCCGGTACTCAAGCGATTGCAACCAATTCGACTACTCAAAATCACCCCTTGGGTACGATCGTTCGCGCGAAAGATCCAACTTATGGTGAAGCTGAGTTCATCTATCTACAAGGTGTTGCATCGACTACTGTCGGGGCCCTGGTGACTTACAACGTAAGTTATCAATCAGCCCTAGCCACTAGCGCGGTTGGCACCTCTAACCCCCATGCTGTCGCAATGAGTGCATGTGTAGCAAGTGAATATGGTTGGTACCAAATCAGCGGCCTTGCCGTTGTGAGTAAAGCCAATACCACTTCGTTTGCTGCAAGTGCCGCTTTAGCTTCTGCTTCTGGTGAAGCAATTGCCGCAGCTACAACCAATCGTCTCACCAGTGCCCTGGTCGCCGTAGTGGCTTCCGCTAAGTCTGATGTGACGACCGTCCAAGTTATGATCGATCGGCCTTCTGGTCCCGCATCTGACTAACAACTAGGGGGCTTCGGCCCCCTTTTTTTTAAGGAGAATTTATGGCCGCACCCAATAATGAAGTCATTCAGATGGAATATCAAAATCCTGATGCTTCAGCCCCCCTGTTTGTGCCTGTATTAGTAATTTCTAATACGCCTGATGAAATCCTCGCAGAGAATATCAGGATCAATTCAGCAAAAGATTTGCCTTGGTTAAAGTCTTGCCCGGCTCATGATGGGGTAGCTGTGATGATTGGGGGTGGTCCTTCCATTAAAGATGAAATCGAAACAATCTGTCATCTTATGATGGAAAAAGACGTTGCTGTTTTTGCTATGAATGCCGCTAGTCACTATCTCCATGCTGAAGGCATTCCGGTAGATTATCAATGTATCGTCGACGCTAAGCCTGAATCAAAGGATCTTATTGATCCAATGGCTGAGAATCATATTTTTGCTTCCCAAGTTAATCCAGAAACGATGGATTCGATTGATTCACCGATTGTCTGTCATCTTGAAATTGGTGAAGTAGAGCAGTTTTTCCCACCTGAGAAAAGAGCTAAAGGCGGTTATGTTCTTCTTGGAGGTGGAGCAGCGGTAGGTAATTCTGCGCTTTGCATGGCTTATGCCTTAGGTTTTCGTGAGTTTCACATCTTCGGTTATGACTCATGTCATAAAGAGGGTAAGTCCCATGCTTATCCCCAGGATATGAATCTTTTCATCCCGACCACCGAGGTTACTTGGGCCGGTAAAAAGTTTACTGCTTCGGTCGCAATGAAAGCCCAGGCTGAGCGTTTTCAATTTACCTCAAAGGCTTTAAAAAATCGCGGTTGCAAACTTCATGTTTATGGTGAAGGCCTTCTTCAGACGATGTATTACGCTAAACCTGAAGATCTCACCGAAAAAGAAAAATATCAACTTATGTGGGAATTTGACACTTATCGTGAGCATTCGCCCGGTGAGAAGGTCGCTGAACTGTTCCTAAACCTGTTTGAACCTCATGGCACCATTATCGATTTTGGTTGCGGTACCGGTCGGGCTGGGATCATTTTCGTTGAAAATGGCCTAGATACGCTTTTGGTTGATTTCGCTTCAAATTGCCGCGATGAGGAAGCCCAAGTCATCCCGTTTGTCGAATGGGATCTGACTAATCCAATGCCTTTCCAATCTGATTATGGATATTGCACCGATGTTATGGAGCATATTCCACCAGAAGATGTGGAAAAGGTTATCAAAAATATTTTGAATTCGGCCGGGAAAGTATTTTTTCAAATCTCGACCGTCCAAGATGAAATGGGTGAAGCGATAGATCAACCCCTTCATCTTACCGTAATGCCCCATGAATGGTGGAAAGAGATATTTTCAGAGTATTCCATCGAATGGGAACAGAAACTTCCTGAAGCCTCTATTTTTTATGTGAGTAAATAATTATGCAAGCAGAATTCTCAGACAGAGAAGAACGCCCAGCTTGGGTGCAATTCGAGCAACGACCTATCGAAGACAAAAAAGCATCGTTGGCCGCTGGTCACACGGTCATGAAAAACGTTGAATTTGCCTTGGTGACTCCACCTTATTCTAAGGACTGTTTTGAGTTCAAGGTTGAGCAATGGTTCAAGAATCAAGAACAGAATGTTCGAAATGGTCGTATCCCCGAAAGCTGGTTGAAACACTGGAAAGCTGGCTATGAGGCATGGAAACAAGGCCTAGAAACGCCTCTTCATGGTACCGATATACGAAACTGGCCAGTCCTTTCGCCCGCCCAGGTAAAGAATCTCATAAATGCCGGTTGCCGCACCATCGAAGATTTGGCCGCCGCGAACGAAGAAGGCCTAAGACGTATTGGCATGGGGGGTATTGAGCTCAAAAATAAGGCTAATGCTTATCTTCAAGCCGCTAAGGATCATGGCCCCCTAGTCCTTGAAAATACCGAGTTAAAGAACCAAGTCGCCCAACTACAGGGCTCTGTCGAGTCCCTTTCGGCTCAAGTTCAAGCACTTTTAAACCAGACTGAAAAGCCTATTGAAATCGATGCCATCGAACTTGATGATTTGATGAACGAAGATCCAATTCAAGACTTGGGAATTTCCAGCCCAATCTCGCTCGAAGATCAATATGAGCAAAAATTCGGTGAAAAACCACATCACCGGATGAAACCCGAAACCATCAAACAAAAGCTTGACGAGGCCATCTAATGACCATGCTAACCACGGTTCAGCGATTTTGTCGCCGGACAGGTCTTTCTGTTCCCACCACTGTCTATGGTACTACTGATGAGCAAGTACTTCAGATTATGGCACTACTTGAGGAAGAGGGAAATGATCTCGCTGGCCGTGGTAACTGGGAAGCCCTGACATTTGAAGCAACCCATACAACTGTAGCAACTGAAAGCCAGGGAGCCATTACAAGTATTGCAACCAACAACTTTCGTTACATCAAAGATGAGACGCTTTGGGATCGCACCGAAAACCTCCCGCTCTATGTGATCGATGGCCAAGACTGGCAGGCTGAGAAAGGCTTCTCGACAACTTCCCCTCATTATATGGTACGCATCCGGGGTGGGGCTCTGCTTGCTTCTCCGACTCCCACGGCGGGCAATACGTGGGCATTTGAATATGTTTCATGGAATTGGATCTTAGATACTGATGGATCTACCTATAAACAGTATTTCACCGCTGATACCGATACGCTTCTACTTCCTGAACCGATCATCATGATGGGTCTTCGATGGCGCTGGAAGAAGGAAAAAGGTTTCGATTATGAAGAAGACTTTAATACCTACGAAGAGATGGTGAAGAACGAACTAGGTCGCCAAGGCGTCAAGAAGACTCTCCACTTTGATCGTGATCCACGCGATAAACAACCTCATATTGTTGTAAACCAAGGTAATTGGAATCTATGAGAAGACCAGCCCGACAAAAAGGAGCCGGATCACCGCGAGGGCAAACTAGCTGGGTTCAAAGTTTATCTGCACCGGTTGGCGGTTGGAATGCCCGCGATCCTCTTCAGGAGATGGACCCGAAAGATGCAATTAAACTCGTTAATTGGTTTCCGACGACTACCGATTGTGTGTTAAGGGGTGGCAATACTGATTATGCCTCTGGCATTACAGGGTTAGTTGAAACTCTTGCTGTCTATAATGCCATGGATGGTACTAGCGAAATGTTCGCCGTCGATAGCAATGATGTTTGGGACGTAAGTTCTTCTGGAGCAGCTTCAGCTCAATCGGCCACTGTGACTAATGGTCGTTTTCAATGGCTGAATTTTGGCGATGGCACGAACAACTATTTAATGATGTTTAATGGGGTAGATTCTCCCCTATATTATAATGGTAGTACCTGGACTTCCATTACTGGTGCTTCTTCTCCAGCACTAACCGGGCTTACTACTACCTCTATTATTCATGCTAATGAATATAAAGGCCGACTTTTCTTTATCGAGAAAAATTCGCTTTCTTTCTGGTATTTAGGAGCCGGGGCCGCTGGAGGCGCTTTAACTGAGTTCGATTTATCTTCTTTTTGTAAAAAGGGTGGCTATTTAATGTGGATGGCTACTTGGTCGTTTGACTCGGGAAATGGCCCAGATGATGCCGCTGTTTTCATGACTTCCGAAGGTGAGGTTATCGTTTACCGGGGAACAGATCCTTCTACCGCTGCCGACTGGGTTTTGATCGGTGTTTACCAACTCAGTGACCCACTGGGTCGAAGAAGTTACGTCAAATTTGGTGGTGATCTCCTGGTTCTTACTCAGAATGGGGTTTTCCCACTTTCTAAGGCCCTCCAACGATCAGATATCGATAACCTTTCCGCCGTCACCAACAAGATCGAAAAAGCTTTCACCGCGATAGCCAAATCATATGGGTCAAATTTCGGCTGGGAAGCAACTCAATACCCGGTTGAATCAGCCATGGTCGTCAATATCCCCATTGCTGAAGGTGGTGAGCATAAACAATATGTCATGAACACCATTACTAAGAATTGGTGCGAATTTGATTCTTGGAACGGGGAATGTTTCGTCGTCTATAACGATGAGCTTTATTTCGGCGCTTCCACTGTCGTTCAAAAGGCCTGGAATGGGACCAGTGATGATAGTTCGGACATTGTAGGGATCGGAAAGACTTCTTTCAATTATTTCGGCCAATCTTCCCAGCAGAAAAAGATCTCACTTTTCCGCCCCATGCTTCAGGTCAATGGAAATATCAGTTTTCTAACTGGGTTTGATATCGACTTCAGTGATAATGAAATTACCGGTACAGCGACTTATTCAGTCACATCTAAAGCTCTTTGGGACGTTAGTTATTGGGACGTGGGATTTTGGGCGGCCGGGCTCGAAGTCGTTAAGCAATGGACCTCTCCAACGCCTAATGTGGGTTATTGCGTCTCGGGAGGGCTTAAAGTCAATACCAGCGATTTGGAAATCCATTGGGTAGCAAATGACTATGTATATGAGACCGGGGGTATTTTGTGATTTTTGCTAATGAGTCTATCCGCGAATGCTGGGATGAAGCCTATGAACTTTTCCAAAAACATTGGTTGGAAACTGAATCCTATCGCCATCAGCAAGAATTTAACCCCGATAAAGAACGGTTTTTTCAATATGAAACCATGGGTGCCTATTTCTATTTTACCGCCAGAAATGGTGATGAACTGATCGGCCATTGCGGCATGTATGTAATGCCCTCCATGCACACCCAAGAGCTTGTGGCTACCGAGGATACTTGGTTTCTTCTGCCAGATTATCGTAAATCAGGTATCGGGGTGCGACTCCATAACTTCGTTAAAGACGAAATGAAAAAAATGGGAGTAGTGGAAATTACCATGACTGCAAAACTTTCCAATAAAGCCGGGCAGATTATGGAAAAGCTCGGTTATTCCCATGTCGCTAATCAATATTCACTTCATTTGTAGGGGTTAATTATGTGTTCATCCTCACCACCACCAGCACCTGACTATAAGGGAGCCGCTGAAGCCACTGCCGCTGGAAATTTAGAAGCCGCCCAGGCCGTCACCCAGGCAAACCGCCCCAACGAATATACGCCTTTTGGTCAAAAAATCTGGACGAATCTAGGCCAAGAACAATTTGATCAGCCTGCTTATGATACGGCGATGCAAAAGTATCAGGCTGATCTAGCTACTTATGAGGCTAATAAAGCGGGAAATCCATTATTAACTGCTCCAACAGCGCCGACCAAAGAACAATTCACCAATATGGTGGATGAGAATAAATGGCAATCAGAGACTACTTTTTCTCCTGAAGTTCAATCGGTCATTGATCAGATACTTGCGGCAAAAGGTGGTTTAGCTGGTTTGAGTAGTACAGCGGTCACTCAGGCGGGGGAAGCACTTAGCCAGCCTCTTAATCTCCCAAGTAATATGCCAACCTATGAAGGCCCGGGAACAGGAATCCCACAATTCCAAGGCCCGGAAGGGCAGGTTAAAGGATTCGAGCCCGCTAAACAAGAAGTTATGGATCGCATGTTGTCGCGGGTAACTTCCGATATTCAGCGGGAAAAACAATCTACCCATGACAAGCTTGTCGCTCAAGGTATTCCCCCCGGTAGTGAAGCTTATAACCGCCAAATGGAGCAGATCAACCGTAAAGAAGTCGACGCCCGTCAACAAGCAGAACTGGCGGCTAGTCAAATGGCCGGCCAGGAGTATCAAAACTACCTGCGAGGCCGTGGGGCTCAGAATGTCGAAGATCAGAATCGGTTTGTCAACCAGATGCAACAATATGGTTTAAGCCGTCAAGAGGCGATGGATCTCTACAACACTGGAACCGAAGGATATCGGCAGAAAATTTCTGACGCACTTCTGCGCCGCCAAACCCCGCTTAATGAGCTAACAGCGATTCTTTCAGGTTCTCAGGTGCAAACACCTACTTTTGGGGCGGGTGGTTCTATGCCATTTACTGGGGGGCCTGATTATCTAGGAGCAGCACAAGGGCAGTCCGCTTTTGATCTTGGTGGCTACAACGCTCAACAAGCACAACAGAATGCCATTATGAGCGGATTATTTACACTTGGTGCAGCAGCGATTTAGGTGAAAATATGGACGGATATATTCAACAACAAAGCCAGCTAGACCGCCGGAGAAAGCTTCTACAGGCTCTTCAGGCCCAAGCCTTGGCCCCGACTCAAAGTCAGACAGTTGGTGATAGGGTCGTGCCTTATTCGCCTATTCAAGGCCTTTCTCAATTAGCCCAAGCCTATTTGGCTAAAAAGGGTCTATCGGGGGTCAACGAAAAGGAAGCGCAATTAGTCCAACAGCGTCAAGGACAGACCAAGGAAGCGACTCAAAGAGTCATCGATATGATGATGGGCAAACCTCAGACCGGTGGACCGCTTCAAAATCCGCCTGGAGGGGAATACCAGCCTGTGACGCCCGCTGTCGCTCCTAACCTTCCAGGGGCCGCCATAACCGCTGCCACTGAGCCCGCGCTTGCCGAAAATAAGGGACTCCAGGGAATTACTCAGGCAATGCTAAAAAACAAATTTAGTAATGCTGGAGGAACACCTTATTATCAATTTTTACCCACTGCTGAAGGGTATGCCGTAGGAAATGCTAGAACGGGTGAGATTAATCGTCCTGGCGACTCGGTAGTCAGAAGTCAAGATGATCCAACATTACAAGCGGAGTTAGCGGGAGCCAAGAAAAGTGCAGTACTTGAAGCTGAGTCAAAAGCCGCTGATGAAGCCCGTTATCGTGGCTTGCCTGAAATGACAAAGATGGCTCGCACTATATTGGAGTCAGGAAAACCAACTCAAAGCGGCGTGGGTTCAATGTATGATTATTTAGGATCAGTCTTTGGATTTACGCCAGAAGGAGCTACGCAAGCCGATCAACTACGGGCTATCGGTGGAGCTTTAGTTTCTAAAATGCCTCGTATGGAAGGTCCACAATCTGATAGAGACACAATGCTTTATCGTGAGATGGCGGGTCAAATAGGTGATTCAAATATTCCAATTGCTCGACGCTTGGCAGCGCTTCAGGTCGTCGAAAATATGTGGGCAAAACCTCCAGGGACTCCCTATGATGAATATGCCAAAGCTCATCCGATAAGTGAAGTTTCGAATGCTACAGATGAAACCGACATGCAAGGCGTACTAGATCAAGCTAATCAGCTTAAAAATGCCTATGGAGGCGGTCAAAAAGTAATTGAGGTTGATTGGTAATGCGAACCTTCAAAACAAAAGATGGAATTGTTCTTAACAATATTCCCGATGATGTGCCAGATGATGAAATTAAGGCCAGAATTCAAAAGATTCGCGCTGAACGTGGAGGTAATGCGGTTGATAGCGCCCCTGAAAGCAATATTCCTGTTTTTCAAATGGCTCGTGAAAGTGGATTCCTTAAAGGCCTTATTGATCCTGCTGCAGGTGCTGCGCAATTAGTATCTGAAATTGGTAAAACGACAAGTCTTAAAGACCAAATGCCAGATATTTCCAAACAAGTAAAACAGGAAGAGGAAATTTACAAAAAGGGTCGCAAAGGGGAAGGAATTGACTGGGCCCGTATGGGAGGGAATATTCTAAGTCCAATGTCATTGGCTTCGGCCGGGACAAAGCTTCCGCTGACTGTCGGGAAACGAGTTTTAGCAGGTGGCGCAATGGGTGGCGCATATGGTTTGGCTCAGCCCGCGACCGATGAAGATTATTGGAAACAAAAGAAAGAGCAAATGCTTTTAGGTACTACTATTGGTGGTGCTACACCATTGGTTACTGCTGGAACCAGTGGTTTACTGAAGAAAGGGAAAGAATTTATCGAACCTCTTTCTAAAACTGGCATTCGAAGAGGTGCCGAAAGATTTGTTAAAGAAACTGCTGAACCTCAAAAGCAACAAATAATTGCCGCTACTCAACAAGCAAAACCAGGGGAAACATCTGGACAAACTCTTTCGAGAGCTAGTACACAAGAAGAAATCGGCGGGCCTCTCATGAAACTTGAGCAAGAATTATCTGGAGAGCCTGAATCTGGTCGTGCCTTGAGAAATATATATTTGAAACAAGCAGCAGGGCGTGAAAAAGCGATTAGTAAACTTCGAGGTACCCCAGAACAGTATTCAGAAGCCATTACACGAAGAAGAGAAGCAACTAAACCATTGTATGATGCTGTAAAAGAATCAGATGCAGTTGTCGATACCACCCCAGTAATGGCCAAAATTGATCAATATATTTCTGAAAATCCTAAATATACTTCAATCACACGACCTCTAGAACGCATCAAAAAAGATTTAGATGTTTCAGATGCTCGATCATTATATTCATTGCATAAGCAAATTAAGACAATGATGGGTAAAACTGATCCCCAAGGTCAAAAGATCTATGATGAAGGCGTTTTACAAGATATTCGTGACACTCTTGGTCAACAGATTGGAGAAGCAGAACCAGCTTTTCAAGCCGCCCAAGCAAAATACGGGCAATTATCTAAACCGATCAATCAAATGGATGTTGGGAAAGAACTACAAAAAGCATTAATTAGTTCAAGAGAAACTGAATCTCCGACTACATTTTTGAATGCGGTTAAAAATGCTCCTAAAACATTAAAGAGAGCGACTGGATTCCCCCGTTATCGGGAAATGTCTCAAGTTATGCCTCCTCAACAAAATCAAGCCATAAAAAATGTTGCGGATGAACTTGTAAATCAGGCTCGTATAAATGCCAGAGTTTCACAGATCAAATCAGTGGCTAAAGATGTTCCTACTGATGCCAAAATTTCATTGCCTCGGATTTTAAGTCGGCCTGTTGTTATTGCTAACCATCTTTTATCTAAGATAGGACACGACAAATCAGATGAATATAAGAAAGTTCTGATTGATATTCTAAGCGATCCTAACAAACTTCGGGAAATCGTTGAAGGTGGCGGCAGGAGAAGCATGGTTGCACAAGATATTTTAGCAAAATTGAGTGTATATGGTTTTGGTCAATCGGGAGCTAGAAACGTAGGCCAACCCTAATAATTTTACTGTCGGGAGACAGCAAGGAGTTTAAATTATGGCTTTCAACGGGTCAGGCAGCTATAGCCCGCCAGGGGCATCTTTCCCAGCGGTCGCTAGCACACTTATCGAAAGTGCTAAATATAATGCCGTTGTCAATGATATTGCGACTGCGCTTTCAACATGTATTGCTAAAGATGGTCAAACTACAGTTACAGCTAATCTACCTATGGCTACTTATCGCCATACTGGGGTTGGTAATGCGGCCGCTTTAACTGATTATGCTAGTGCTGATCAGGTTGTTGATAATGCACTCACTTATGCCGGGGCGAGTTCTGCCGGTACAGATACTTATGCAGTAACGCTTGCTATTTCGCCGGGGGCATATGCTACTGGGCAGTGTTATCAATTCATTACTGATGTGGCGAACACCGGCGCTTGTACTGTAAATTTTAATAGTCTTGGTGCGAAATCCATTAAATTAATGGATGGATCAGACCCATATGACGGAGCCATCCCGGCAACTGCTCCTGTGGTTGTTCTTTATGATGGGACCAATATGGTTTTACTTAATCCCCATATGTCGGCAGCGCAAATACTCGCTTATTTGCTTACTGTCGATGGGGCTGGAAGTACACTTGATGCTGATACATTGGATGGCGTTCAACTTGCCAACATTGCTCAAACAAATATTGCAGAAACTTTTTCGTCAACACTAACAATTAATGGTGCAGTACTTACTGTTGCGCCATCTTCACCATCCGGGGCCGGGATTGAACTCGGATATGTTGGGGGAGCGGCGTATTCTGCAAACATAGATTTTCACAGTGGGGCCACTGCCGTCGACTATGACGTTAGAATTGAGTCTTCTGGCGGATCAGGTGCTAACGGAGGTGGTACTTTTGGTATAGCTGCTGCTGCTGTACAAATAAACAGTAATGAAGTATGGCATGATGGAAATGTTGCAAATTCCGATCAAGAATTGCTTGGTATTTATCATGGGCGTTTTGATAGTACTGGTGCTGATGTAAGAAAACCGAGCAGTTTTAGTGCTACCTCAAAGGCTTCAACTGGTCTTTATACAGTTACTCATAATTTAGGTACTACCAATTTCACGCCAATAGCTACTGCTTGGGCTAGTGCGCAATATGCTGAAGTCACAAATATAACCTCAAGTACTTTTCAAGTATCTACCCGAGATGCGGCAGGAACTTTAACTGATTCAGGTGCTACTTATAGCATCCATGTAGATTAGAGGTTTATATGATCTCAAAATCTATGATAACTGAAGTTTCTCATTATATTCCTTTCATCAGCATGATGGTAACTGCTAAAGAAACTACGCCTATCGTGACAAGACTTTTGGAAGCCGGGATCATAGGAGTAATTGTAATGTATGGCGTCCAGAATTCTCAGTCTGAAAAAATCGACTCTATTAAACAAGATCTCACTGAAATCAAGCAACAAAATCAAAAATTCAATGATGACATGGTGAACGTTCGTATTGAGGTTGAGCGTCTAAAATTGCGGGTCAATCCATGAGTTTTCAATTTAGTTTAACCTCAAAACGCCGCAGAGAAGGGGTAGAACAGCCTCTTATCGAGATTAGTGATTATGCGATAGGCATTTCACTTATTGACTTCGGAATCTCTGAAGATGGTGGTTTAAGATCTGCCGAACGTCAACATGAATTGTTCAAACTTCGTCGTTCTCTTTGTGATGGATATGAAAATAAATCCTACCATCAAACCGGTAAAGCGCTCGATGTTTATGCCTTTATAGATGGACATGCTTCTTGGGAGCCCGAACATTTGACTATGGTCGCTTGTGCGATGTTACAGGCCGCCTCACACCTCGGGTATAAGCTTGAATGGGGTGGCCTATGGAAACCCCCAAAAGTCCTAAATGGCATCCCTAGAGGCTGGGACATGCCGCATTTCCAATTAGTGGAGTAAATTATGAAATTTGACTGGAAAACACTTAAAAAGAAAAAGGTATTTTGGGCCGCGATTGTCGCTGTGATTAGTGCTGTTGGGATTGTCTTGCCTCCTGGCACTGCTGATGCGCTGTTGGTAATATTCGGCAGCTAGTTTTGATCATCCGAGTAGCAATCCTTGCCGTATTTTGTATAGGGTTATTACTCGGAGCCGTTATTTTTTGATTTTTTCGAATGGAACCGGCGGGCGGCAGGGCAAATCTGATATTTTTCCATTCAAAGACAAAATACCATGTTGTTCATATCGAGCTTCGCAAGCTAATTTGAAGGCTCCTTTCTCTCCCCATTTTCTAATGGTAAACGTTTTACTCCATTTTTGGCCTTCTTTGCATCCTTCAGCCCTCCAAATTGGATTCTCGTAGTAAAACCCATCGGCAGCTAATTGATATTTAATTTCATGACGAATGCCAATAATACCGCTCTGATTTCGAACATCTCTTTTGCGAATTCTTCCGTGAATTCCTGATGAAAAAACCGTTTTTTTCTCAAGCAAGTAAGATTGACCAGTTTCTTCCAAATATTTATCACGATATGCGATAGCAGCTTTCTTAGCTTTATTTTTCCCACCGTATATACCATCGGCAAAATTTTTGCTATGGAAATTCTTTGGATTCTCGCTGTGATCTTTTGGAACGCGAACCACGTAGCCATGGTCATATTTATAGTCTTTTCGACAGATATACTTAAGTTTTTTCATATATTTTTAACCTTTTCATATGGAACTGATGGCCGACAAGGTAGATCTGAAATTTTCCCAACAATATATAAAATACCATGTTCCCTATATCTCGCTTGGCAAGCTAATTTAAAGGCTTCTTTTTCGCCAAATTTGATTACAGAAAAGCTTTTTCTCCAGATTTTTCCATCTTTTTTCCCATATCCTTCCCAAGCAGCATATGAATAAATATATCCATCTGCTGATTCTTTATTAGAATAGGCTAATCTTACACCGGTGATGCCACTAGAATTTTTACTGTCTTTAGGCCTTATTCGAGTATTTGAACGAGCGCCATCCAATAATAAATAATTTTGTTTGGTTTGCTCTAGATATTGATTTCTATATTCTATTGCTAAATTTTTTGCCTGTTGACTTCCTCCATTTCTTTTGTTAGCAAAAAATTTAAGATGGAGATCTTGAGGATTTTTTTTAAAATCAATCGGAATTCTGACTTGCCAACCCCGAGAGCGTTCATAATTAAAGGGGATGATATATTTTGGATTTTTCATGGAGGGGGCCGCCAGGACTTAGAATGAACACACGGGAATGTAGGCAAAAGGCCAAGCCCCGACGACCTGGCCCCAGATTGCCATAATTATTCCTCGTTTTCAATTAGCTTATAGACACCTCGGGAAGTTTTCTCAAGAATCCCTTCTTCGGCCATTTTGCCGAGCTTATTATTGGTAGCTGGGCGGGTGATTACTTTCTGTTGGGTTTTGTAGACCTCTATGATCAGGTGATCCACCGTAGCAATCCCTCCCAGGCTTTTAAATGCCTCGATCAGATCAGAGTACTTCTGAATGGGGGAAGTGTTCTTAGCGGCCTCAGAGAGCTGTTTTAGCACCTCTTCCGGTAGCCCCTCCAAATCCTCTTTGTTAATAGGTTTGATTTTCTTTTCTCGATGCTGGCTTAGATCAGTGACATTTGTCATTTTTGGTTCCCTCAAAAAGTTCTTTTAATCCTTCGGTAATTTGACCGGCTTTAAATTCAGCGACCATACTCATCATAATGTCAATACACTTCGATGTTTCTACATTGCTAGCGAGCATAGAAACAACCGGCATAATTTTCCCCCGATCATCTTCCGCAATCGGATCTAAAATTTCAAATGGGATAAGAATAAATCCCATCTCACCTCCGGCCGCCTTATCGATCCGTTCTTCTAGCTCATCAGCGATATCAGACATGCTTTTTTAAGCTGATTTATCTTCAGTTCTTTAGTCATTTTCTCCTCCATATTCTGCCCATAATTATTACCCTATATTGCAAACCGCGTCAAACTGTGCCAAACTGTTGGACATATATTGGACATGAGGCTTATAAGTTGTTGATTTAACAGGTTGCTACCTGCCTTCGGGAGGGAGTCAAAACGGCTATGAAAATAGCTAAAAACTACTTAAATATCAGCAACTTATAGCGGTTTTGAAAATGTCCAATATTTGGTTGTGTCCAGAAAAATAACGCGTTTTAAAACAATTAGTTACAGTTTGGCGCAGTTTGTCAGTGGACATAAAAGTGGACACGAACTAAGCTTGGCTTAGTGATATACGGGATATGAAAATGGCACGTAAAACCGAAACCGGAAAATGGCAAGGAATCGTTCGCAAGAAAGGACATAAAACACGGACCAAAGTCTTCAGCAAAAAAACGCTTGCTGAACGCTGGGAACGCCAAACTCTTGATGAAATTGAGAAGCAAATTATAACCCCGGTAGCTGATCGAATATTGGTTACTGAATTGGTTGAGAAATACGAAAGAGAATTTATGGCTGAGCGCGGCCGGAGAGATCCTGAAATGTATCATCTTCAGGTCATAAAAAATAAGCTTGGTGAAATTGTTATTTCGCAACTTACGGCAACGATGATTATCGATTATGTGAAAGACAGATTGAAGACCGTTACTTCGGGAACCATTCGGAAAGAAATTGGTAAGTTTTCAGTGATCATCGATACTGCAATTGCTTTGGGGGAAATCGATCTACCAGCCAACCCAATTCATACAGCTAAGTCAATTATGCAAAAGCATAAAATTCTAAAGCCTGGTAATAAGCGCGATAGACGATTCACTGATGAAGAACTAACCGCTCTTTACAAGACCAAACATGGTCGATTATTCGAGTTCGCAGTTGAAACAGCCATGAGGCGATCAGAGATCCTTAATATGAAACCTCACCATATAAAGGGAAATACATTACATATTCCCCATACCAAAACCGGTGTTGCTCGGACCATTCCACTTTCCAAACGGGCTCTTGAGCTATTAACAGGCTGGGAGAAATGGGGAATACTGCCTGAAGGCCTTTCTAAGGCGTTTCGACGCGCATGCCAGCAGCTAGATATAGAAGGTGCTAGATTTCACGATCTACGCCACGAGGCGACCAGTAGACTATTTGAGAAAGGCTGGCATATACCCCAGGTAGCCGCTGTCACAGGCCACGCCGATTGGGAAAGTCTAAAAATCTATACCAATTTGAAAGCTTCGGATTTGGCAGACAAATTACACGAAGAAGAAAGACCAAAACTATATGCAGTAAAATGAGGGGAGGGGATTGAGCCCAGGAAGCTGGGCTCTTTTTTAATATAGCTGAATTGTCTTTACATCCATATTTAAAGGATATGTCCGACCAAAAACGCATTGAATTTCAGATTCCGCGATGATTCTATCAATCTTCATTTTGACGGCTTTATATCCGAACTTTTTCAACTTCTCATATTCAGATTTATCAAACCATCTTTTTAATTGATCTAAATTTTTACAACCACAGCCGAACGTTTCTCCCACTATAATTTGATCACGGACAAATTCAAATCCAAATTCTTCAGCCCAAGTCCGCAAATTTCTATGGTCTTTTCTAAAGTTTATCCATTGGTGAGAGAATCCAGGTTTAAATGGTCCTCTCCCATCTGAATCCTGAATTCGATAAATTATTTCCATAATTAATTAACAGTCAAAAAATCTTCTTCAATCGAGGAATCCATCTTATCGCACAGCAACAAAGTATCATCCACAAAACAATACTTATTCAAGAAAGCAATCACACCATTTATAGTATCTGGAATTTCAACATTAGTGACAGAAAAATCACTAAAAGTATTTTCATTTCCCTCTATAAAATGATTAGCATGTTCTTCTGTCTTAAAAAAACGCTGAGTTCTAGCATGTTCATCGGTAAACATTCCAATATCATCATTAAAACCTACAATCCAAATTTCCATATTAATCGATTATCCTCTCCACTAATTCGATCAAATCTTTCCAGTCATCACCGAGCTTATCTTTATCATCTTCATACAAAGCTCTAATATTTTTAAGAAGACAATATGGACATTCTAGCCGTCTATCTTCCCTCGATGCAATTACATGGATACTAATAAGCTGATGATCGCAAGGCCAACTTATATTGATAACCTTCTTAACGATATCAGTATTATTATCTTTTTCAGACATGAAAATCCTTTACTGCCTTAAGATAAAAAAGCCCCTAGAAAAAGGGGCTGTGGAGTGCCTATAGTTATTTAACTGCGCGAAGCTTAGGTTTACTCTTTTGCCCAGATTTGACCCATTGAAGTTCCAGACCAATAGTGCGACCGACTTTGATGACATTGACAAGACGACCAACACGTTTACCTTCAAGCCAAAAATAAATTGTTGACATTCCTACGCCAGATTCTTCAGCAACACTTTCTATATTCCAGCTTTTTAACTCAGCCAACAGATCATAAAAAATAGCTAATTCCTGTGAATCACTTACGCCTAATTGTCTTGCTAATTGATTTGCCATCTTCCCCATCCTTTTAAGTTATTGATTATCAAATACTACGGTTATATAAATAAAGCACAGCTTAACTCGTGTCAAGTACTTTGTTTATAATATTCGGAATTTGTGATTTGCCCAAAGTTTGATTCGATGTAAATTGCAACGTCCTGATAGTTAGCTAGAATTCTTTTGTTTTTCCGATGGACAGCAGAAAAAGGTTTTTCAGGATCAGGAAACAAACCGGTATTCAAAGACTCTTGCACGCTTCTAGCATTCTTATATTTGAAAACCTTAGCTAGATCTTCAGTAGTAAGAAGAGGGCCATAGTCATCTAATAATTTATCGGCTAGCTTACTCATAAATCACCTAGAAAGGGATATCATCATCGAAAGGATCATTTGGTTTTTGCTGCTGTTGTGGTGCTTGTTGCTGAGAGGCTGGACGTGGTTCTTTCTCAAAGGCAAAATAACTTTGACCGGTACGAGGATCATATAAAGTCATTTTCCCATCATCGCGTTGACTGAGAACCATACCAGTATCAGGCCAGACAGTTTTTCCGTCGATTTCCAGACGGGCGCAAATACGATATTTTTTTGCCATTAGAATTCCTTATTTGATTCGAATTGAAGATTTGGATTTGATAAGTTCAGCGCCGGGGACTTCTTCACCAGCCTTGAGCTTTTTGAGGATTTCGGCCTTGTCAGGATCGATAATAACTTTAGTTTTCACGCAATCATCTGGAAGGGCTTCTTCGTCGATGACATTAGCCATATCTCGACCTTTTACACAACTGATGGTAAAGAGAGGGCATTCGATTTTGCTAATGCCTGAGCGCTCCATATTGTCCCTAAGATAGTCTTTCATCGAAGAGATTCGATTATTGAGAGATTTTTTGCGGGCTTGAAGGCGTTTTATCTCTGAATCGATTCCTTCAATATATGAGTTGATATTCCGCTCATAGAGAACAATATTGTTGGCCTTGTCGTTAAACTCCATCTCTAGGCCTTCAAGGGTATCAATGACGGCTTGGTCTTCTTCCATTTCTGCTAGAGCGGCCATCGCGCCAGTAAGTTCATAGAGTTTAGCCATGCTGAATTTCCTCAATCTTAGCAATCATCTTGTCTTTGGTTTCAGTAAATCGGAGAATTGCCTTTTTATCATTGCGGGCATTAGCCTTACGGACTGCTGTTTTAAAAAGTCCCTCAAGCATCGGGAGAGTTTTAGATTCTTCCATCAAACGAATGGTATTATTGAACCAGTCCTTATATTCCATCTCTTGCTTGGTCTGGACTTCGGCACGATTGTCGGCTTTTTCAAGTTCTTCTTTGGCGGCCTGGGCCTCTACATAATCTTGATCGTCGAATTGGCCTAGGAAGATATCAGCAGAGAACCCGAGCAATGACAGGCATTTTTTCATGGCATCCGTCAAAGTCTTTTTAGGGGCTTCGGAATCTACGGTAAAACCGTATTTGGACTTGTAGATATATTTTGTATGGCCAAATTGGGAAACTGTGCCAATTTCATTGCCGACCTTATACCAAAGGCGAAGTAAGATCGTATGGTTCTTAGCGTGGCAGAGAAGTTCACCATTATTAACATCAAAAATAGGCCCGGCGTCATCGTAGCGTTCTTCGATAATGTCATAACCCCAGCCTGTACCAATGGGACCAAATAACTCGGTTGCTTTCTTGGCCATGTATGTAGCATTAATGGAGCTATGGGGATAACCATCAGAAGTAGTTTTTTTAACAGCACTTGGCGCGGTGTGGGCTCCGAATTCCCATATTGTCATATTATCCATGTTCAACCCGCCTGTTTAACAAGAAAAATCGGCGCAATCTCACAAGCGCAACAGAGATAATCTAAACAACCGTCAATATGATTAGAATCACATAGATCCACGCAAGGAACGCTATCCACGCCACTGCTTGAAATATCAACATAGCTAACATTTTCATAAAGGTTTTGTGCTGTCGTTGATTCTTTGGATGAATCGTTGTTTGGCTTGTGGGCTTTGCTGATCTTCATCTTCTTCAATCCCTTCAAAATATTCACGGGCACCTTTAATAAGTAATTCCCAGACTTCCAGACTAAAATCTTGCCCGGTCTCCATGCCATCAATAACCCGTTTAATGATCTGTTCGAAGGTCGAAACCTCAGTAATAGGTTCATAAAAACAGTTATGATTTCTCCAGGCGAGCGCATAAATTAGATCTTTCCTAATCTGGGCATAATGGGCTTGTAATTCTTGGTCCATTGGATTTAGTCAAGTGAATACTTGACAAAGTAAAGCATGACTTGACAAGTCAATCAAGAGATAAATGAAATTTTGGGCAAAAAAAACTCGCCGGGCGGCGAGCTAGGAAGAGATAGAATGATATTACTTTTGATTCAATCGCCGGGCAGTATTCAATAATAAGGCTCGATCGGCTTCGTTAAGACGGGTAAAAACATCTAACCATTCAAGGAGATCTTTATTTTCATTATGATTTTCAGTTGTCACCTTCCAACCGGCTGTTATTTCGATAGAATCTTCAACAAGCATTTCAAGAGGTACTTTTACAAGATCACAAAAAATATCTAACTGATCTTTTGAAGGGTTAGTACCCCCAGATTCTTTTTCCCATAGGGCCACGGCTTGTTTAGTAATAGGGGGTTTGCAGGCTTTCCCAACTTGTTCAAGCGTGACTTTGGCTTGCTGCCTAAATTGGCGAAGTTTTTTCGCTGCTACTTTCATGATCTTCTTTCCTGTGAGCTATTAAGGACAACATTAATCCACAGCTTAACAAATGTCAAGCACTTAACACTTGACAAGTAAACTTGACCACGCTTTACTAACCGACATGGTTACAGTCCGCGATCTCTTACAGATATTTCGAAATAAGGTGGCAATTGCCCAGGCCTTCAACGTAAGCCGTCAGGCCGTCACATTATGGGGAATTGATAATCCCATACCAGAAGACCGGGAAAAGCAATTTGTTGATGAAATTTTGCCCAATCTCCCGAAACCAAAAATCACTATCTCCCAAGATTTTGAAACCTTATTAAAGGATCATTGGTATGGATCAAATAGATCTTGAACATGAGTTCAATGAAACCCTCAGAGCGATCAACGCTCGATTAGAGTACGCGCTTTCTAAGCGTGGTATGGGCGACTTCGATGAATCCGCATGGAAAGTAATCATTGAGCTTTCAAGTCGTCTTCCTGCCCCTCAGGCTCGTCATAAAATGGCTGCTATGGGCCTATGTCCTAAGGCAGAACGCTAGTGGCGGGAGATTGGTTAAAAATGCGAATCGACCTACAAAGTCATCCGAAAGTTGTCCGCATTTTGTCCGCAACTGATTCGGACAAGTTTCGGGTCATCGGTGGACTACATGCGGTATGGAGTGTATTTGATGCACATTCAGAGAACGGTCAACTTTTAGGGTACACCCCAAAAACCATGGATCACATCATTGGTTGGGATGGGTTTAGTCAGGCCATGATTGACGTTGGTTGGCTATTCTATGATGGTGGTCAAGTTCTTGAAATGCCAGACTTTTTGGAACATAACGGCAAGTCTGGAAAACGTCGAGCCGAGGACCAAAAGCGCAAGCGAAATGTCCGTAAAAAATCCACAAGCAGTCCCGAAAATAGTCCACAAGAAAGCGGACAAATTGCGGACAAAAAGCGGACTAGAGAAGAGAAGAGAAGAGAAGATAATAAAACCCCCTATATCCCCCTTTCTGGAGGGCAAAAAAAATTCATCCCTCCAACAGTCGAAGAGGTGAAAGGGTATTGCCAAGAACGCGGTAATGATGTTGATCCTGAGCAATGGGTAAATTTTTACCAAGCTAAAGGCTGGTATGTCGGCAAGAACAAAATGATCGACTGGAAAGCCGCTGTGAGAACCTGGGAGAAAAACAGCAAGCAGCAAACGTTCGATGATGGTTTAGCAGGTGCGATATGAACAATCGCGAAATCGTACTTCACGCTGTAGATCTGTTTTTGGATCAATGTCCAAAGATCGTTAATCCTCAAACCGAACAAATTCACCAAGATTTTTACCTCTTAGCCTTGGCTGCCTCTAAGCGTCACCACGGCGTTAAATTATCAAATCGTCAGATGACCATGGAGTTAGAGGCGTTCGCCCGGCTACGAGGATTAGGATTTATCTGGAAGGTGAAATCATGAAGATTTTACACGACGAAGACGTTTTAAACCTCATTGCTGAGCAACAAAGCCAATTCATCGGCAAAGCAAGCGATTGGTCCGAAGAAGTTGTTCAGCGCCTTAGTGGGGATCTTGAAGTCATTGGCGACCCAATGCCTTGGCAAAAGACTCAGGATAAAATTCGCCATCGTATGGGTGAAGTTACATTGTGGGGTGGATTTAATGGACATGGCAAATCCCAGGTTCTCAATCAGGTTTGTGCTTGGAGTCTTCAAAAAACCAAGTGGCTAATTGCTTCCATGGAAATGAAACCCGCTGCCACAATGTTTCGAATGACTCGCCAAATCGCAGGGTGCCGAGATGTAAATCCCAACTTTGCTAGACAGTTTATGTCATGGACTGATAATCGGCTTTGGATTTATGACCAGACTGATACCGTCGAAAGTGAGCGGATCTTAGGGGTGGTTTTATACGCCGCTCGCAATCTAGGCGTGAAACATATCGTTATCGATAGCCTTATGAAATGCGGTTTTAGAGGGGGTAAAGACAAGATAGCCAGTGATCAAGTGGCATTTGTAGACCGCCTTTGCTGGGCTGCTAAAACCAATAATGTCCATATCCATCTTGTCCACCATATGCGCAAAGGTGAGCATGGCGAATATGATATCCCTGGGAAACATGATTTTCGGGGACAAGGGGAAATCGTCGACCTCGTAGACAATGCCATAGTGGTCTTCAGAAACAAGCGAAAAGAGGAGTCTTTGGCTAAAGGCAAGACTGATATGCAAGACGCCCCGGATAGTATTTTATCGGTGGTTAAACAACGTCATGGCGAATGGGAAGGGAAAATCATGTTGTGGTTTCATCCTGACAGCTTCCAATATTTGCCCCGACAAACTACTTATCCTATGCAGTTTAAATTGAACTAATGAATAAGCGAGCGGAACAGGCTAAGAAGAATCGCGATAAAATGCCGCAAATAGCAGCCTTTATGGATGAACTCAAACAGTTTATCCCTGAGGCTAAGGTTGTTTATGCAAAAGAGGGCGGGATAGAAATTGGCAACCAAGACGAAAAAACGACCCGAACGATTTGCCCTAAAAGTTATTAAGGATGGGTTTTGTCCGGCAGATAACTACACAACGGCAAGGTTGAGAGAGAAAGGTTTTAAGGTTGGCGATGTAATTTTTTCCGAGCTGAAGAAGCCACGCAATCCTAGGTTTCATGCGCTAGGCCATGCGCTGGGTAGTATTGTCGCCCACAATATCCAGGCGTTTAATGGGATGGACGCCCATAAGGTTTTAAAGCGTTTGCAAATGGAAGCAAATATTGGTTGCGAGGAAATCGCTTTTAATATGCCAGGGGTTGGGATGCTAATACAACGAGTGCCAAAGAGTTTAAGTTTTGAAAGCATGGATGAAGGCGAGTTTCATGAAGTGCTGAGGGGAATGTGCCGCCATATAGCTGAGCGATATTGGCCTAATATGGATGCGCAACAAATCGAAGAAATGGCAAAATTGATGGTAGGGGAATGATTTTAATGGAATTAGATGAAGAAACAATCAAAGAAGTAGTTAATGAGCTATCACTTTTTAGATTGGCCGAAAGAAAATTTCCAGATATGAAAATTGGCCAAGTTCGTGCCTGTGCCTGTATAGGGCCTTTGCCTGAATGCAAATGCAAGAAACGCGAGCGATTAGTGGCGGAATTTATTAGAGAATTTAAAAACGCCTAACGCTCTAATCAGCCGGGCGCCACCGGCTTTAAATAATTGTGCGACGACAGCCGCCTCGGCTGAATTTGAATGTTAGGCGTGAACGAAGCCTGCGTAAACTAAGGAATAAAAAAAATGAGTAAGTGTAAATTATGCGGAGAACCAATGCCTGAAGGTGAAGAGATTTTTAAGTATCACGGGTTTAGCGGCCCATGCCCAAAATCTCCATTGCCGCGAGACGACGGAGCGGAAGAAGTGAGGGATATGTTTAAGCGCGTAACCGGAGTTGATGTGAAGGTGCGAGTCGTGAACGGTGAATTCTTTGTTACTGATCCTGATGGACAGGAATTTAAAACCGGTCTCGTGCGGATACATTAACGCCTAACAAAAAGATAAGCCGCCCGCAGGATCGGCTTAATCAAAAGTTATAAATAATATGCAGCGAAAACCAACTAAAAACACACGCGGTCCCAATGCCAAAGAAAAACAATTTATGGCTTGGGTCAAATGGCGTCCCTGTATTTGTTGCTCTGCGCCAGCTCCTTCTATCGTGCATCATGCCGAAGGGGCGACATTTAAACACCAAAAAATATTAGTCGGTCATTGGTTTATATTGCCACTTTGCCAAGATTGCGATGATGTAATAACCCAAGGAAGTAGGAGAGCTTTTAGGGATCGATTTGGGCCTCAATCAAAGCTGTGGCTTAAATTGATTTATAAAACTCCTATTTGGCCACCGGATAATGTAATAGAAGCCATTAAGGATTGGGGTAGATGAGTGAAAGTAATAATCGAATTGACTTATCCTTTGCCGACTTGGAACAGAATTTTGGCCATGAACCCATGGGAAAGAAAGAAGCTAAGGGATTTGATACACGAGTCAATATTAAAGTTATCAGTTATCGAAAACGAACCCATGACCCAGACGGTATATCAGTTAAAGCCGTCTTGGATGGTATTACGAGGCGAGGAATACTTACAGACGATTCGACCAAGCAAGTCAAGAGCATTACATTTGAAAGCATCCAAAGCAAAGAAGAAAAAACGATCATAGAAATTGAATCGGAGTAGCAATGCGAAAAGATAATAAGATAATCCGCGAAACTCTACGATCTTGGGGAGCCTATAAACGTCGATCACTTGGGGCTCTAGGGTTTCCTAAAAGTTGCCCGGCTTTCGACCCTGAGAACTATGAATATATCTATGGGTCAGAGCCAAACTGGAATAGAAAGCGCATTTTGCCACAGGATGAGCCAAGATATAGAACGGGAAAACAACAATCCACCCGGCCAGATATGAAACCACGTATTCCCAATTACATTGGAAACCACAGCATGAACTACGTGGATAATATTATTTCCGGTCTTCCTAAAAACTATCAGCAAATAGCGACCATGAAATTTGTGGAAGAGCTTAAAAACGAAGAGATAGCCAAGGAAATCAATCGAACTTGTAAGCTAGTGGAGGCCAGGATTTCTAATCTATATCGCCGGTTAAATGATGAAATTGATAGGTCTATGTTGAGAAACCATAATTAAACCCTAAAAGTAATGTTTGCCTATTCAATTCAATGGGGTTTTATTCTATAAAGTAATCAGAATAGCAAAAATTGCCTCCTTTCCTTTTGGCCCTTATCGAGTATTCGGTAAGGGTTTTTTTTGGTCAAAATATGCCCTTTATTATTGTTGCCGTAGATTTAGAATTTGAAGCCGGTAGTACAACTGTTAGGACTTGGCCGTCACCATTGTTACTTGATGGTATGCGTAGTTCTGAAATGCGTACCGATGCTACTACTTCGGGTAAAGTTTTGGTTTATGGAAATGTAACTGATGCCCAATATATTGAGATCAAAAAAATAATCGGGTTAGTCGATTTTACTTTAATAGATTTGGCTAATGTTCCTTTGAACCCTACAGATTTAATATCATTAGCAGCTAATTATTTAACTTCAAGTTTAACTGCAAATTCCTATTGTTTTCCGACAAGCGATTTATCAGGAACAAATTTTGTCAATGATTATTATCAACGCCTCATAAGACGTGGAAAACTTCGCGATCTTTTGGGTAAAGATGATTTAATTGCATTAACTGATACCGCTTCTGGGATGAAGTTATCCGCAATACAAACAAAACTTGGGGCGATTGGCGTAGATATAACAAAAATAAAAAGCACTACTACTGCCGATCAGATGATCATTGAATCATTAAAATCAACTAATCAAGTTCTCAAATGAGCATCAAAGTTTTAGATGATTTTACTGGCTTAAGTGCAGCTCAAGATATCGGCGGCACTACTCCCGATACAACCAATACTCCCGGTGGAACTTGGAATCAGTCAGGCGCTAACACTATTGAGGGGGATGGCTCTGGTTCATGTACTTGGGCAGCGGCTAATGATCAAGCTTGGATTTTGTTTACTGGCGCTAATCAAGATATAACGGTTCTTTTTAATGCGGGCGGTGCTGATAATAGAATTTCAATCGAAGCCCGAAGAGATAATGGTTCAGCAGGTGCTGAATCATGTTATTCATTCAATTTCCGAACTGGGGATACTGGGGGGAAATTGAATATGTATAAAACAATTTCTGGTTCACCAACACTTATTGGTACGACAGCTTTTACAATATCAAATACTACTGATTACAATGTAGAAATTAAAGTTAATGGTACTTCAATTCAAGGCTATATCGATTCCGTTTTAAAACTTGATATTACTGATTCAGCCATAACAACTGGGGATTATGCTGGATTTGTTGGAAATCTAAGAACTTCGGCGGCAGGCTTATTCAAATCTTTTACTGCTTCTGCCACTACAAATTATTTAACAAATAAACTTTCCCTTCTTGGTGTTGGTATCTAATGGCCGATAATACACAATTAAATACCGGCGCCGGTGGCGATGTTATCGCAACTGATGACATAGGAGGCGTCAAGCACCAGCGCGTCAAAGTCCAATATGGTGTTGATGGTAGTGCTACAGACGTTTCTAGCACAGCCCCTTTACCGGTAATTACTCAAAACCTGGTTTCGACAAATAATTCATCCACTACTCCTTTAGTGGGAGCCGCTACTTTTACGGGGACTGCCGATAATATTGCGAATTATGCCGCAATAAATATTGTAGTTTTTACCGATGTAAGTTCAGCCGCTAATGGTTTATCGCTTGAATGGTCTAGTGATGGTACCAATTGGGATGAAATCGAAACTCATACTGTCACTGGTGGTACTACTTTCTCTAAACAAGCTATGGGAGAAGGTAATTATTTCCGGGTAGTCTATACAAATGGTGGATCTGCACAAACCACATTTAGGCTCCATGTTATTTACAAACAAGTACCCCCAAATGGGGAAATCACCGAACTAGATCAAGCACTGTCAGATGGTTCTGACGCTCAGTTAGTAAGAGCTGTTATCGCTGGTAAACAGCCTGGGGGCACTTACACCAATATCCAGACCACCACCGCCGGAAATCTAAAAGTCTCCATCGAAGAGGCAGACGTTTCCGCATCTGGTTTGGCTAAAGCTGAAGATGCCGCCCATACAACCGGTGATACCGGCGTAATGAGTCTTTCAGTTCGTTCCGATACGGCCGCCGCAACCTCAGGGACTGATGGGGATTATCAACCTCTAATCACTGATGCAAATGGCCGCCTTCATGTATTAGATCAGAATAGCGCCGCAATTTTAGCTGATACGGCCAATATGGATACCAATCTAGGTACCGTGGCTGGTGCGGTGGCTGGTACTGAAATGCAAGTTGATGTGGTGGCATCTTTGCCAGCAGGTACCAATGTTATAGGTGATGTAGGCATCTCGGGGACTCGAACTTCGGGCGGCACTACTCTTTACCGAAATGTTGATGTAGATGAAACGGAAGACCAAGTAAAAGCGACAGGGGGGCAACTCTATTGGCTCCATGCAATGAATTTAACCGCTGCTGTGCTTTACCTTCAGATTTATAACGCAACAGCGGCGAGTGTCACAGTGGGAACGACTACGCCAGACCTTACCTTTCCTTTGCCGACCCAAGGCGATACAAACGGGGCAGGTTTTACACTTGCCATCCCTAACGGCATTGCTTTTAGCACCGCGATCACAATCGCAGCAACTACCACTTTTGGTGGTGCTAGTGGCCCGGCAGCAAATGGTTGTTTCGTCAATTTGGGGTATGCCTAAATGATTATGTGGCTAATGAATATTGATTTTGCTGGCGGTGGTGCCCAACCCAAGGTACGCCGGTTTATCTCAAACGTTAATCGAATGGGTCTTAGATAGTGGGAGATAGAAAGTGGCTGTAATGTACATAAGAGAATATAACTACGTTTGCCGGGACTCTGGTGGCAATGTAGTCCAAGCTGGCCTTGAAGACGGTTACAGAACGGGTCAAGCAGTGACTTACACGACCTCAACGGCTTCAGCTGCTTTTCAGAGTGACACGGTTATGGTGCGTATTAGCTGTGATGCTGAAGCTTTTCTTGATTTCGGCTCTGCTCCAGTTGGCACCACAGCTAAAGGCATAAATGTCCAAGCGAATACACCGGAGTTTTTCGGTGTGGCTGCTGGTCAAAAAGTTGCCGCCTATGACGGGATAAGCTAATGATCGGCCCAAAGTCCAGTAATTTCATCAAAGTTGATAATCCGCCCGGCGTCAAAGACCTTGCTAGCCTGATAGAGTTCCTGAAAAGCCCTAAGGCAGTCGAGGATCAGCTAGCTAAGCTGCAGGCCTATATTGACAAGGCAAATGCCACTGTAGAGCATCTAGGAACGGCTGAGGAGATCGACCGGCTTTTGACCGATGCGAAACTCAAGTCTGCTAAAGCGAATGAGGAACTAGATCAAGCCGATGAGCAAGCCAATAAGCTGAAGACCGAAGCTAAACTTCAAGCAGAAAATATCCTCATGACGGCTAAGCAATCTGCCCAATTAGTAGAGGAAGAAGCGGCGGCTAAGATGAAAGAAGCCACCGCCATGGCCGATGATGTAGGAAAGGCCCGAGCCAGGGTAGATAATGACCTCCAAGATGCTCACAACCTAGCTAACCAGCTAATGGAAAAGCAAAGAGACTTGGAGGCCAGGGAGGCAGAGATTAAGCGGAAAGAGGCGGTACTAAGCCAACTTTGATCCTAAAAAGCTCCAAGGTGATAGAAGACATAGCCCGATAATAGGTTTTTGAAGGATCGATACAACGCCAAGCAGAGATATTTGATCGATCAACTCCAAGATCCCGTGGGAAATTGAAGATCTTAATGATCTGGGCAGGCGTCATACCCTGAGTAAGCGTAGCGAATTCTTCGTTATTGGTCATGACTTCATATCCTGGCGTTTAAACTTCTCAGTAGCTTCAACAGTGGCTTCGCCCTTACTGTTGACATAGATGTACACGTAGTTATCTACCGGCGAGCTTTTAGCCAACAGGCCCCGGCCAATCAAAGATCGAGTGACTGAAGCGGTAGTCCAAAAGCTTTCTTGATCCTCAGTAATGAGGTTATAAGCCTTGTTATAGTCGAGTGTTAGCATTTTGTACCTTTGATTTAATAGGCATTAGATAAGAGCTTTTACCATGGGCAGGTTCGGTCATTTTATAGCCGATGGCTTTAAGATCGTTTTGCATATCGTCCCATGAGATCAAGCCGAACTTATAGCGGTTGACGATTTGGATAGGTGTTTGCATGGTTAGTCTCTTAAAGAGTAGCGCGATTGGCTAGAGCATCAGAAATCTGACCATCTCGGTGAAGATTGTCGACATGCTCGCCAAAAGCACAACGAACATCACAAGAATATTCGTTATGGCGCTTGGTCTTACGATATTCAATTAAATATTGTGGATGAGCTTCCCAGAAAGAAACACGAATTGCATTAACAGTTTTCATTGCCTTATCTCCCGTAAGTGTCATTGTTCATTTACAGCATAATCAAAGACTACATGCATGTCAACAGAGAATACAAACTATTTTAAGCAGGAACTATAAAAATGTGCAGGAAAGGAAAAAAAGGCGGCGGCGGTCGTAAAAAGTAGGTAATCTTTTGGTGAGTCAATTAGAGGCCTACCAATGGATAAACACGAGATTTGCACGATTGGGGATGCACCCCTCCTGGCTACGCTCTTAAAAGGCGGCGAGAACGTCCTATTTAGCTATAGCCCGGATGAAATAAACGCCTATATCATTTTAATCTGCCCAGACTTTACGACAGTTGGGAAAATGCTTTTTGGCGGTATTCCTCATGGGTTTTATGTGGGAATTACTTTTAAGGGTGCATTCCATTTTGATCTATCAACTGATTTATATGCAGATTATGTAGGGGAAAAGCTGAATCTCAGCCGCCTTGATTCTGAGTATTTAACTCAAATGCTAAATGCAATAGGCAAGGAATACTATGGCAAATAGGCCAACCGTCTGGGTTTGTATGACATGCGGTAAGCGTTCTAAAGACAGAGCTGGCCACCAGCCCCTAACAAGAGGCTGGGATATAAGTTGTTCCCTAGCAGCTCAAGAATGCTATGAGGATGCCCTGATCCTCAACGACCAGGGCCGGGTAACAGCGTTTAAGACTAATGCCTTTGTTTGATCGATTGATAATTAACAAACGGGTATTAATAAAACGTAAAACCTGATACAAAACAGAACAAATGCTATTTTAATTAAAAAACCGCTATCGAGCGCGTGGCCTAATAGTGCCAAAATTAAGCCAATCGGTAAAAAATATTCAGTATTCAATGGTCATTTGCTCAAATCTGGGTAAAAGTCTTTAAACCGCCATTTAGTGATTTCAAAAGCTAATTTACTTGCTGATGTATTGACAATATCATCTAATTGCCCTAAATAAATATTAGGATAAATACCTGTTTTAGCCAATTCAATGGCTTTATCACCTATTATCTCTAAGGCTTTCATTTGATATTTAGCTATCAATCTAACCCGATAGATAAAAATAATCTCAAGAATAACTATAAGAAGCATTGTTTCATCGAATGACATAGCTACTTTCCTAAAGTAAAGCTTAATACTAGCCCAATAAGCTCATTGAGATAAAGCACTAACACTCTTCGATGGGTTCGAGTACGCAAGTCCACCCATTGATGCGGATCATCTCTTGTTCGTCATGGTCGAAAGCTTCAAAGGTATCATCTGTATCAGTACCTGGCTTAATCGAGATATGGAGATCGCAATTATCGAAAGAGGCTAAATATTGCTCAATGTAACCAGCCATGTGTGCGCCGTTGTCAGTGGTGATAGGCATTGTTCTACCCTTTGTTTTTCCAGTCATTGCAAGGACGTGATGAAAGATAGTAGTAGCCACTAGGATCGCTTAATCGATATTCGGCTAGCATTTCCCGCGCCTCTTTGTGAGTACTAAATTCGTCTACAGTCTCAAGATAGCGGCCATCTTTGCGTTGGATATATGTCATTGTCTTATCCCGTGTTGTTGTTGATCGTGTAGTCATAGTATACAAATAAAACAATCTTGTCAACAGAGATTACAAAATAAATGGACCTACGCACGCAAAACTGTCTTGTCTTCGCTGCCCGATATGCCCATGATCGCAACACAGGCGCCGCCATGCAGGTAGTTAATTCTATTCTGATGAATTGGGACAGCTTAAGCGAAAACGTAAAACGCACCATCCAGGAGGAGGCAGAGCATGCGCCTTACAATCGGGAAGATTGGCAAAAGCTGATAGACAAGGAGATCTAATGGAACGGGAAATGACTCCAGAACGCCGCCATGAACTAGAGGAAGGCGATTCTTCTCTAACACCGGATGAACAACTCCAGGGCTATCATTTCTGCCCAGACTGGGACTTCATGTTAGTAGGCCCTGAAGATCCTGAGCAAGAAGGCTGTACGTGCAGCAAGATTCCAATATAACGAGGTGATTTATGACCCAATCCCTTGAACAAGCGCAATTAGAACGTTGCCCAGAATGTAAAAAACCAGCCAAGACCTTTGGTAGCGAACTCTCTGGATGGTTCATAGGCTGTAACACCCCTAACTGCTACCACCCCGAAGCTTTCTCGCCAAATAGACTAGAAGCCATCCAATTATGGAACAACAGAGCTAAATAGGTGAACATATGGGCACACGACTAGAAGAACTACATTGCCCCTATTGCTCATCTAAACAAGTAGAACTAACTAGCAACAAGCAAAATGGAACATTCCAGATTCATTGCCGCCATTGTCATTCAATGGATCCACCAGCATTCACCAAACTTGATGCTATCCACGATTGGCTCACTAAATGTGAGGAAAGAAAATGGCTAATCAGCTAGAACACCTTGCAGAACTCACTCCCAAGCAGCTTAAAAGAACCTTAGGACGTCCTACTAAGTACAATTCCACTATCTTGACCAAAGCTATTGAGTACTTGAGAACGTACCAAGACAATGGCGAACCGATCCCAACAAAAGAGGGAATGGCGCTAGCCCTTGGTATAGATAGACGTACGTTGATGGAATGGAATCGGGATAAGGATAAAGCTGAATTTTCTCACATCGTGTCTGTGATGGACAGTCAACAAGCACGAGACATTATAGCAGGCGGCGTAAGAGGGGACATTCCTTCGAAGGTAGTATCCCTGCTCTTATACCAGCATGGCTATTCTGAGGCTTCTCAGGGCGTCTCAGGCGTATCTATTACTGTAAACGTGCAACGAGACTTCCAAGACCTTACCATCGAAGGTGAGCTGGTCGACGACAAATCAACAACTTAGCGTGTCCATTCCCTACATCAGGGAACGTACATCCTTATAGATCAATGACTTAGCTGTCCCGTGTCCACAATCTGTCCGATAAGTGTCTGACAGCGTGAAAATAGGGGGGGTGGGTCAAAGGCAGGCGGGGGCCGAGGCGGCGGGACTCCATATACCCCACCCCCACCAGCCCTACAATTTCAAGAAATCGGCATAGGCTACGCCCGAAAGGTCTGACAGCAAGAGCATATGCGCCGGATAATCGTAACCGGCAATTTTTGAGGAATTCTCATGAAAGAAGCCCGATTTTTCTGGCTAGGCTACCTGATTGGGATGGGATTGGGGGTTACTGCGCTGCTTTTGTACTAATTGGCTATTTTTTAGCCAATAGCTAAGTTATTGATTTATATAGGCTGGGTTTCAAAAATCTCGGGGAAATACTTTTAAACCTGTGGATAACTTTATGCTGGAAAATACTTTTAAAGCTCTAAAGTTCATCAAAGGCGAAATTCCCGCAGACTGCGAAGCGAATTTTGAGCTTATCCATGGTGCGCTAGCCATCCGATTCACCGGATATATTGACGGAGAAATTGTGCAGCAGCTATCCGTCATCAGCGAAGCCGAAATATGTTCAGTGGATGCGGAATTAGCACTCAGATACCGTTGCAAAAGTTTTACAAAGACTTTTGAAAATCTCAAGAACTCTGTTTATGAGGAGGAAAAGTGAGGAAGCCAACGATTTCCGAAGTATTTAACGGTCTACCTGATTCAATGAGTCTCAATAGTCGCGATGTTTTGCAGATGTTTGGTTATAAAGATAACGGCCAGCAAAGTGGGACTTGGGGGTTGATCAAAAAAGGTCTTTTACCAGAGCCCGATTTTCGTCAATCCCGAGGCAAACTAAAGCCAAAGCTTTTTTGGAGACTTGGCACAATCCGCCAATGTGCAACAAAATAACCTACTTCACGCGCTCAGATGCGTTGGAGGATGCGAAACTAATCTCCCACCGGATCAAGCACTTCAAAACTCCCAGAACGTTGAATGGAGACAAGTTCAAGAAGTACCAGGCTTATGAGTGTCCGATCTGTGGGTTGTGGCATTTGACTACCTCTCGACGGCGCAAAGAGTATCGGTCATGATAGGGCCTCTAAGGAGGTGCTTATGTTGGAATATTACATTCTTGATGGTAAAAAAACGGTTAAAGTCGATTTATTGACCTGGGCGGAATGGTTTGAGACCGCTAACCGCCGGGTCGCGCTGAACAAGATCGGAATTCGCTTACAAAGCCGGGCTGGAAAGAAGTCCGGCAAGGACAAGGTTTTACGTGTCTCCACAGTCTTTCTTGGCCTAGACCATAACTATGGAGAAGGCCCGCCCCATATCTTTGAGACGATGGTTTTGGATGATAGGGGACATGGTTACACCATGGCCCGCTGTTCAACCTACGAAGAAGCCGAAGAGCAGCACCGACAGATGGTCGAGCATGTGAGGTTTTTTGGGGTATGAAGATTAACGGGTTAAATGTAGTTATTTTTGTCCTTGGAATCTTTGCGATCGCCGGAATTTTCGAATTTATCCACTATGAGTCATGGTGGCCAATAATTCCCGGTTTTATCTGGGGATATATAGGTCGGAAATATTTCCCAATACTTGAGAAAAAGTAATGCCCTCTTCATTATGATGAAAATCTATAAGTTACCAATGCCGGAGAACGTAGCGAGACTGGAAACAGGGGCGGTACAATTTGGCGATGATTGGCCGGGAGTATTTATCAGAGGTGATCATGCGCTACATCATGCAAACAATTTGTCTAAAGTGATCGAAATACTCGAATGTAATGATCCGGGCAAGGTTTTGGAAGTAGCAATGTTGAAAGGGCTTTTACAAGATCTTAGATCATGTATTGAGATTAAGTAATGTCCTCTTCATTATAATGAGGATCATATGAAACGCGAAAATATTTCTAAGGCTCAAGCTTTATCAGACTTGCTTCAAAATGTTGAATCTATATCTGGGAGAATCAAAGTAGGGCATCGCATTTCGATTCATTCGCCAGATTTAGGCACAGTAGTAGTCACTGCTACAGAATCAATGATTGACAATATTGAATCTATTTTCGATGAAGTTTCTTTAGATTTAAGAGAAAAATTATCTGAATTAGGTGTTGAATAATGCCCTACACTGGATAAATCCCCAGTTTTGCAAAACAGGATTTGATGATAATTTGGTTCTTTCTTAAAGGAGGGACTGATGAAACAGCATGAAATCCTAGCAATTGAAGGCACCAAAGAGAAGGTTGCCAAGAAGTTGATGAAAGAGTCCCTGGTGACTCTGAAAAAAGACTCACTATTCAAAGGTCAGACGCGTGTTTTGGAGATGTTTAAGGATGAAGACAAGCATCTAGAAACCACCGAACACCAAGAACTGACTTCGACAGTTGATGAGAACCTTGATTATTTGGTTGATCCGATTGCCGATTGGCTGGATGTGGTCTTGATCAAGGAACGTGGTAATCAAGTTGCCAATGCTGATCTTGAAGTAGATGGTCAAGTTCTAATCAAGGCGGTACCGGCGACATTTTTACTCGGTTTAGAGAAAAAACTAATCGAATTGCGTCTAGTTTACGAGGCTATCCCGACCTTGGCCCCTGGAATTAAATGGATTCCTGACACTCAGGACCGAAAAGGGGTGTTTATTTCGAATGATGAGGTAGTTTCCTTCAAGACAAAGAAAGATTTGGAATTCAAAGTCGCGTATGAGGCTACTAAAGAGCATCCGGCCCAAATCGCCCAGGTGCAAACCGAAATTAATATTGGGAAGTACCGTACCTCAGTTAAATCGGGGATGATGACCCCATTTGAAAAAGCGACTCGCCTTGATCGCATAGACAAGCTTCTAGCCGCCACTAAAAAGGCTAGAATGCGTGCGAACAATATCGATGTTGCGAACGAACACCATTGCAAAGCGCTTTTAGATTTTATCAATTCGTAGTAAGTGGAGTGGTAGTGTTAGATATCCCTAGATTCTGTGGGATTATTTGTTGATTTGATGTTTCGCTACGACAGCATTGACATATAGTTAAGCAATAGGGGTTTTTGCAATTTTATTGGAGACGTGGGTTCGAATCCCACCCCCCCCGCCAATGAGCATTTAGGGTGTTTATTGGGGGAGGGTAGTTCAGTGGCTCAGAACACCGTAATGGATTATCACGCAAAAACGGCCAAACTTTAGTAACTGGTCAACTGTTTAGGTATAGCTCAACAGGTTAGAGCAACTGATTTTGATTCAGTGGGTTATGGGTTCGAGTCCCATTTCCATTTAAAACAGCTAAACCCCCGTTTCCTGGCTATGGAGGCGGGGGTTTCTTTATGGTGGAGTATATGCCCTACACCCCTGCCCAACATCGCCTATTCTGCGCCCTGGCCAACAAAAAACAGCGCAAGCACCCCAGCATGAGCGAAGCTAAAAAGATGTGCCGGGAAGGAGTCATCCACGCACTAATGAAGCGTAAAAAATGAGCTGGGTTCTAGCTGCGCTACTATGGCCGGTCAATCAAGTAGAGTACCGCTACTCTGCAGACGGTCTTTTGTTCAAATATGACACCACTTGCCTTTTAGTCAGAAATCGGGTGTTAGAAGATCGCACCGCTGAATGGCAAACCACCACCATAGCCCAAGGTACCCATAACTGTGACGGACCCTATTGGAAGGTCAAGACCAACGGCACTAGAAAGACCCGGCCGGCCAGTTATTTTTTAGATGGGGACATGATCGATTCAGGCAAGAGAATTCCTGTAGGCGCTCCCTGTACCGGCCCAGCGGTTAAGATTACATCTGCTGGCTACTGGAAAGAGGTAGAGAATGACGGAAATCCGTTGTATGCGCTTTGTGGGGAATAGGGTGGGAATGGCAGGACTCGAACCTGCACGCAGTCTTTGTCAAAGGCCCCAAAATTCCAGTTTATGAACTGGTCTGCAAGAATGACGGGCATACCATCTCGCGTCTACCTATTCCGCCACATTCCCAAATAAAAAAGGCGAACCGATGGGGGTCAGTCCGCCTTTACTACAATTACAACGGTTTTTGATGGCCGCAGGGATAATCTAGCCTAACTATTTAATGAAGTCAATAAACTTGCCCTATAACTGGCGGCCGCGGGGCTATCAGTTAAACCTATGGAATTACTTACGGGATGGGGGCAAGCGGGCGGCAGCGTGTTGGCATCGCCGGGCGGGTAAAGATGCGGTACTCCTCCATCACAACGCTTGTGCAGTTTTTGAGAGAGTCGGCAACTACTGGTATCTACTTCCTGAGTACAACCAGTGTAGAAAAGCCATCTGGGACGCGGTAAACCCTCATACGGGCAAAAAACGCTTAGATGAGGTCTTTCCCCCTGAGGTCCGGTCCAAGACTCTCTCCCAGGAAATGAAGATCGAATTCCCTAATGGATCGACTTGGCAGCTCATGGGGTCCGATAACTTCGATGCGCTTGTAGGTTCTACGCCATTCGGTCTCACTTTTTCTGAATACGCACTATCTAACCCCTCCTCATGGGGGTTTTTAAGTCCTATTCTCTTAGAAAATGGAGGCTGGGCGGTCTTTAACTCGACTCCTCGGGGTAAAAACCACTTCTACAAGATGATCCAGCACGCCAAACGTGATGATGAGTGGTTTGGCGAAGTTTTAACAGCAGATCAGACCGGGGTTTTCAGTAACGAAGACCTTCTAAGAGAGCTAACGAGACTACAGGATGAACATGGCGATGCGTACGGTAAGGCGATATGGCTCCAAGAGTACTATTCCTCATTTGAAGCAGCTTTGCCCGGTTCGGTATGGGGTGAGAGCCTCGCCAAAGTTTCACAAGACGGCAGAATTACAGATGTGCCGCATCAAGAGGGATTCCCCGTTTTTACAGCGTGGGATATTGGCCGGACAGATGAAACGGCCATTTGGTTTTATCAAGTTATCTCGAACGAAATTCGGGTCATTGACTACCATGCGGATAATTTCAAAGAAATTCCAGATTACGCACGCGTTTTAAGAGAAAAACAAGCTCAATGGGGCTACGAATATGGCCTTCACTGGCTCCCCCATGATGCCGTACCCAAAAAAATGGGGATGGGGGGCAAGTCGATCCTCCAACAATTCATGGATGAGAACGTAGGAAAATTCGCCATCACGCCGAACCTGAAAAAAGAAGATGGCCATCAAGCGGCCCGCGCCACTTTCCATAAATGTTGGTTTGATGAAGACAAATGTTTTGACGGGATCGAGCATCTTAAGGGCTATCGTCGTCAGTACGACGAAGTGAAAAAGGTCTTCTCCAAAGACACTGTTCATGATGAACATTCCCATGCGGCTGATGCTTTCCGCTATCTGTCGCTGACCTGGAAACAAAGTAAAAACCAGGTGCCTGATATCACCCAGGCCCAGAAATTCCATGTTGGAAATATCACCCAAGTTAACTTCGGCCAGATTAAAAAGGCCCATTTTCAGAAAATGAGGGAAAAACGTGAATTCTGACTTGATTAAGCGAATTGATGACATTTTACCATCTGTCATGCTTGGATCGAGAATAAAAGTTGGTACTTGTCAACTATTAAAAGACCTTGATTATCCAATGGATTCTAACTTTCGAGCAAATGATGTGCGCGAATTTCTGAAAAATAAACGAGAAGAACTAAATGGAAGAGACTAGCGTCACTGTTTGGCTAGAAGAGATCAAAACCGCTAAGAAGCGTGAAAAAGATTTCCATGAGAATGGTGAGAAGATCATCAAACTCTACGAAGCCGACAAGGAAACACCGTTCAATATCCTCTACTCGAATACTGAAACGATGCTGCCCGCGCTCTTCTCAGATATGCCGCGCCCCGTCATTCAGCGCCGTTTTCGTGACGAAGATCCTATGGCTAAGGCCGCCTCTCAGGCTGCCCAGCGCATGCTTGAATATCTTCTTGACACCGACCTTGAAGGTTATGACAAATTCGCTGATTCAATCGAGAACGCCGTTTTAGATGGTCTACTCCCTGGGCGCGGGGTCACGTCTATTAAATACGAGGCAGATATCACCGAAACCGATGATGAAGACGATATCCCAACTATCAACTATGAAACGATTTGTACTGATGCGCGTGTTTGGAATCGGGTCTACTTCGGCTATGCCAAAAAATGGTCAAAAGTGCCCTGGATTGCCTTCGAAGACCACCTCGATGAGGAAGAATGCGAAAAACTTTTCGGAGAAGAAGTAACCGATAAAATCACCTTCACCGAGGGCGAGGAAGACGACGAGGAGCGAACAGAAAATGAGAACAGGGGAAAGCGCAAAACTGCCCTAATTTACCAGATCTGGGACAAGTCAGATCGCACCATCAAATACATAACACCTCAGTATAAAGATGATTTTCTCAAGACCCAAGAAGATCCTCTAGGGTTGACAGGGTTTTTTAATATTCCCGAGCCGATCCAGTTTATCAAAAAATCTTCGAATCTGACGCCTACCTCTCCTTACAAAATGTATGAGAACCAAGCCGAAGAGCTAAATCGGATTCAACGCCGCCTAAACCGAGTGATTGAGTCTATCAAGGCCCGTGGTTGTTATGATGGGGCCCTCGGTGAGGAAATCGCCAATATTCTGAAAGAAGACGATAACGCCTTAGTCCCAACCGACCAAGGGGCCACGATTGCCACCCAGGGGGGACTAGATAAAGCTATCTGGATGCTACCGATTGAGAAACTGATTGTGGTCGCCCAGCAGCTCATTCAGGCCCGCGAATCAGCCAAACGTGTCATCTACGAAATTACAGGTATCTCCGATATTATCCGTGGGCAAAGTATGGCCTCCGAGACCTTAGGTGCCCAGCAAATTAAGCAAGCCTGGGGAACCATGCGCCTCAAACGCCTCCAAAAACGCGTTCAAAAATATGTATTAGACTCAATGACGATCATGCTGGAAATCGCCATTTCTAAGCTATCGGAGGAAACCTGGAAGAAAATGACAAATCTTCCTTTCCCGACAGCAGACGAAAAAGCAAAAGCCCAGCAAATGCTACAGCTTATGCAACAACAACAAATGCAGCAAATGGGACCACCACAACCAGGACAACAACCACCAAAACCTGATCCTAAATTGGTTCAGGCAGCCCAACTACCATCCTGGTCAGAAATCCTCAAACTTCTGAAGACCGATCGTAGTTTCAGAATCGATATTGAAACCAATTCTACGCTTGATGTGGAAGCAACCGAAGATAAACAGATCGTCTCTGAGTTCATGAACGCCTTTGCTCAGTTCTTAAATGGGGTGAGTCCTTTAGTACAACAAGGGGCTTTAGATTTTGAGGTCGCTAAGTCAATGATGTTAGCGATTGTCAGACGATATCGCTTCGGCCGGGAGGTTGAAGATCAACTGAAGACCATGAAACCACCCCAACAAGGTGGCCAAGAGGCCCAACAGCTCGCGAAAGAAAAACAAAAATTTGATCAAGAGCGGAATAAGGCCGGGCAGGAGCTTGATAAGCAGTTCAATGATCTAAACGTTCAAAAAGCTAAGTTCGAATTTGAAAAACAACTTGATCAACTTAAACGGAAACATGAAGAAGATCTTATTCAGGCCAGACAACAAATAAGGGAAGAAAAAGCCAAAGCTGATTTCCAATCTATGCTAGATAAAAGTGCTTTGAAGATTCAATCGATGTTAGATAAGC